TTCTCAACTTCCTTTACCAGTTTAGCGGTAAGAGAGCCAAGTTTAGATTGCTTTTTAAGATTAGCAAACGACATTTAGTTACCTCGGATTAAGTTAGATTTAATTGGATTGGTTTTATTATAACAAAGATTTAAATATTAGTCAACATACTGTCTCAGTTTTTCAATTGTCTGAGTCATTCCACTGAACAACACCTGTATATCAGTACCTGGTGGGAAACCCATAACCTGTATTGATTCTTGTAACTGTTCCTTTAATTTTTTCGCTTCATCATCCTCTGAAAGAGACAGTCGTGTGTACATCACACGTTGCCTTTCTAATAGTTCACTTAGTTTTTCAATGTGTTCTTTCTTATCTTCCTGAGAAAGATTAGGAAATTCATACAAATCTCCATAGACAAATTCTTGCAATTTATTAATTTCACGCAACTCATCTTGTACTATTTCAGAATCAAAAAAATCAGTCATTGATCATCTCTCTTAGAATTTTTTTATAAGGAAACACATTAATATTTATGAAGGGAGTATACTTCTTTATCTTCAAACTTACGGTTTCCCATACAGGATCTTTTAGTTTTTTATCAAAATCTTTTACGAAAGAAAAGACTTTTTCCAGTATCATAAACGTTTCTAAACTTATCTCTCCACCCAGATACTTTTTTAGAACTATTGGATGCTTGTTGTTTGAGCAATCGAATACTTCGTTCAATTTTTTGTTGGACAGTAATTCGTTTGACTGTTCTTTGAATAAGTAAGTCAAACTCTGTTGACGTTTCATCCATTCTGCGTAAGTTCTTTCGCCAGAATTTATTATTTCTCCAATCCATAAGTTTTCTGGGTTGTTTGCTGATACAAAATTAGATAATAAAAAATTTAATACTTCTTTGTCAGAGTATTTTCTAGAAGTTTTCTCAAACCAATACTTATCCTTTCGTTTATTAAAGGATGCCATAGTAGCACGAGACTTACCACCATACTTAAAAAAGTCATACTTACGATTAGTAAAATGACTTTTCATTGAGAGATAAGTTTGATAGGTTTCGAACGGTGTCACCTTCATTAAATAGGAAGTTTCGCCCTCGAAGTTCTCTTCATAAAGTTAAGACGGGTAGCATCCCACTTCAATCTTTCCTTCAAAGGTTTTGATATAAGTTTCGTTATTGATTCTACCTCAAGACTGTTCTTTTCGCAATAGTGTAAGATGGCATCAATGTAATTGAGTTCATCATTAGCAACAATCTTTTCGATTTCCATAGCAAATTTCTGAGGGGTTAAAAACTTACTCTCTATTGCTTGTTCTAATTCTTTAGTCGGTTCCATAGAGCTCCAGTTTATCTCCAACAAATTTCCTAATGTATTCACTAAGGAGTTTGATGTACTTTGCTTTGTCGTTTTCTTCATAGACTACGCATTCTCCGTTTTCACATGCCATTATAATGACTAATTTTTTAATGGGAATGTTCTTCATTTCATATAGCATACAACCATATGCCATTGCTTGAACAAAATAGTGTTCAATCCACTCCCGTGGTTTAGGTTTCTTAGATGTCTTAAAATCTATTATCGCTAACTCGCCATCATATTCTGCAATACAATCAACGGTTCCAGCAACTCCCAATTGCTTACTATATAGCGGTCCTTCCAGAGCGTATATATTATTTATCAGGTTGAGTTTAGGTTTAGCAATCTTGAATAAGAAATCAGAAATAGGTGGAACTTCAGGCAGTTCCTTATCATTCTTTAAGTAATGTTCAGTCAGAGTATGCATGTCAGTCCCACGGGTTGTTGCCGCTTTCGTGATTTTATCTGCTGTCTCATTACCTACTCTCTTTCTCCAGTTAATAAAGATTTCTTTATTAAAGTGACTTGTTACCGAAGTAATAGACACCATCTTAATAAGTTCTTCTTCATCAGGAATTTTATAGTACCTGACTCCATCTATGTGCTCTCTTTCAAGAGGTTTTAGATCCAAATCAATGTGCTTAAAGTTCATGCCAGACAACTGAGTTCCTTTCATAATATTCTTGGTTGGGTTCTTCAATGTAGTAATAAAGTGCTAAAGAATATCTTTCAATTCCTTCTGGTGTTTTTAAGGGAACGGGATGTCCATGAACTGATTTATCAGACAGGGTAAAGATAACTGCTCTGTTAAAGATAGGATATATCTTATCAGTTAGTTTCTTATTGTCCAAATCCCATAACTCTAATGCACCTTCCCATTCTTCCTCCCATTGAGGATTAAGATATAGAAGAAGATTAAGAACTCTGAAACGTTTTGTCTCAGAATGAATGTTAAAGTCAACATGTAATGATAACTTACCACCCGTTCTTATCTTGTGTGCTCCACCACCTGAGAAACCTGGGTCTCCCATCAACCCTTTGATACCAGTTAATTCCTCAAGATATGAAAGAAATAACTTAGAGTTAAAATACTGAATAGTATTATGAACTGTGGGAACTTGGTACTTAAGTTGTTCTGTACTCTGAGCATCCCAAGGAGTAAACCACTTACTCACTTGATGTGCTGCCATGTATGCATTATTAGAATCTTCAGTCTGCCAATAGTTTGTAGATTTTAATTCATTAAAGCACTGCATTGCAGCAGCAGGATTAATAAAGTTATCTAAAACTATATGAGGGAAGGGTTTAGTCTTTAAGTAATTAAAGTTTAACTTCTTTCCCTGATCATAATCAGTAAAGATTTGCATATTATAAACCAGAGTCTAGCTTAGCAATAATGTATTCTTTGACAAGTCCTGAACGAACTATATCATCAACACTAAACTCTATTATATCAAAGGATGGCATTTTACGCAAGATGTTCATGAAGTCTACGATACCATTACGATCATTTGTTTTCTGCAAGTCTGTCTGACTAGCATCACCACAGAACATTATCTTACTATTCTCTCCAACCCTTGTCATTATACTATCAAGTTCATGGAAGTTTAAATTCTGGAACTCATCAACAATAACAATAGCATTGTCAAGAGTAGTACCTCTTAAAAACGAAGTACTCCAAAACTTAATTGTATCCTGTGACTTAAGATTTCCATATAACATTTCAAAGTCTGCATCAGATGGCATCTGAAACATGTACTTTACCATGTGCTTATAAGGAACCTGATATATGTCAGACTTATCCTCATAATCACCAGGAAGAAATCCTATTTCCCTAGTAGCAACTAGTGAACGTACAATATAGATTCTTTCATAGGGTGTATGATCATCCAATACATCCTTAAGTGCATTATATAAGGTAATAAAAGTTTTACCTGTACCTGCTGCACCATAAGCAACAAGATGTTTATCTGCTTTATAAGAATCAAATAAAACTTTTTGATTGTCAGTTATTGGTTCTATATCAAGAAGATAACCTGCACTAAGAGGTTTCTTTCTCCTCCTTTGTTTAGTAGTCAATCCAACCCCAATAGGTTGTTCTACTTTCTTTTTTCTTGGCATTAGATTTTCTTAACCGTAGCTCCTGGTTGTCTTGATGCTCTGTCTAATACTTCATTCCATCCAGGTTTAGATTTAACTAACTTATCTTTCCATTCTCCTACTTCTCCTACACCAGGACATGTACTTGGATCTGAAAAGTCTCTAAACCAATCTGGATTATCTTTTTTCCACTGATCCCAGTCATGAACACTCATAAACACTTCTTTCGTTTCACCAGTCTTCGTATTTCTAACAGGATATGTTGCCATAATAATTAAATAATGTAAAGATATTTATAGCCACTCAAGGGCTTCTGAGACTGCAGGGAACTGTTCGGTAAACACTTTCCTACATCCTTCTGCAATCACCATGTGCTCTTTCTGAGTACCATGTGCAGAACGTAAATTGATATAGTGTATCCAAGAACGACATGAACCAGTCATGTATATTCTAGTAGGAGTACAGAGTGGTAATACCATTCTAGCACACTCTTTAGCAACACCATCCTCAAGCATCTGATTATAAAGTGCTAGAGAAGAACTAAACAATGTATCCATCTGTCTGCTGAGTGACTCAACTAACTTAGGTTCCAAATCATCAGTAGAATTCTGACGGTTCTTTGTATCCTGCCTTCTCAATTCTGGCAATGGAATATCACCAAGTGCAGTACTAGCAGCATACCTTTGAGAGAACTCTTGGAATGTGAAACTTCTATGACGTAATATCTGTGCAGCAATAGCACGAGTAGTCTCAATCTCAAGAGTCATAGTAGACTGCTCAAAAACACTCCAATGATTATGCTTTATGCAATACTTTAATAGTCCTGCATATTTCTCATTGTCCTGATTAGATGGGTTAGATACTCTGGCAATGTATGCCATGAGTTGCTCCGCATCAGGAGTAATGCTTACAAGTTTTACGTTCATTTACCAAATCCTTTTGATACTTTTAATTGAGCAAGTTCTTCTTTAACTACTCTAAGTTGTGCTTTGATAGTTTTAATTTCCTCGTCACTATAAAGATGATCTTGCTTGAGTAATCTCTCAAGCATTTTAACAAGCCGTTTTGCTCTACCAGTCTCCATATTCTAGAAAATTTTCATTTCATATATTATAGCACAAAAAAAGGAGGGTAACAACCCTCCTCAATTAGTATTAAGTTCTTGGACTTAAGAACAAGGGACTGCCTTGCTTCTAACCTTGATACCACGATACATTAGATCATGATTTCTTAATTGGTTATGCTCTTCGATAAGAGCTCTACGATACTCATCGGTATCGTATTCGTGTCCACGATAAGTGACTTTTGCCATTGGCTTTCTCCAAAGTAGTAGGGATTTTACTCCGTTCCTTTAGTCGGCTTTTGCGTCTCCCGAAGAAGATGAACGAATCCGTTCCGAGTCGGCTTACTTGCGTCCTGAATGTATCAGGATGAACGATTGTGTTAATACTAACACATGTATAGTATATATGCAAGTAGGTTTACAATATTGTTACAAATCCTCACATACGAAAAAAATGTGGGGAATTTTTTTGCGTTATATTTGAAACTACTTTCGCTTTTTCTTTTTGGTAGCAGGTGATTGATAACCCCAGAGGTTTGGTTTGATTGTACCCATACCATACTCAATGGATTTTATACCACCCTTAAACTTATCCCAGTACATATCAAATAGAGTTACTCTTGAACCTCTAGTTAAATCAAAACGTTCCTTATCTTTATAAGAGTAACGAATGATATAAGAATCACTAGGTGCTTTTTTTATAGAGACATCTTCAATAGAACCATCCTCTATAAGAACTTCACACCCATACTTTTCTTTACTGGTTTGTCTTTCTTCAGTTGTCCATATTGGTTCTTTCTTCTCAGGTTTTTTTAATTCCTTTTCTTGTGCGACTGTCATGGTTTATCTCTCCAATATATGTCTGGATATGCTTCCTCTACAATCTCTCTAGTAATCTTATACTTATCAGAAAGTCTCTTATCCTTAACTAGACAAATGATTTCTGCTTCTAATGGATGAAGTCCTTGAAGTATATTAATAAACATAGACTCTCTACGCATATTATTCAAACCATCATTACCACCTTTAACAAAGTGATAGAAGTTCTTAACCTCTCTTCTTATAGTAGTTCTACCTTGTTGATCTGATACACCCATAGAGAATGAACCAGTCTCATGCATGGCACGAATATCTTCCTGCATCTTTGTAGATAAAGTTCCACTGTATGAATTCTGATCATCATATGATTGATAAGGAACATCACCTTCTGGTAGCATAGATTGAACTACTGTATCAAAGTTCCATAAGAATATAGTTCGTAGATGAAACTCATCATACTTCCTTAGAACCTGAACTTTCTTTGCCTTACTCTTTTGTTTTGATACTAAATCAAGAACCTCAAATACAAAAGGTTTTCTTGGGAGATCAGGAATTGGAGCAGCTTTCTTAACTACTCTTGGTTTCCTAGTCGTTGTTGTCTTCTTCGCTGTCGTCATAATTGTTTTCAAATCTAAATGCTACGATTTCATCTGGAACTAAATTGCCTAGTTCATCAAACATCTCTGGGTGTGGACGTGGTATCTCTCGATAGTTCATCATGTAGTCTCTTGCTACCCATCCTATTAATCCTCCAACAAAAAAGAATAATAAAGATATTGGTAATACTAAAACTAAAATTGTGTCGAGAGTCATACTTCTATT